TTTGTCTAGCAAATAATTCTATTCTAGGTAGATCACCACATAATTCAATTATATCATTTCTGATTCTATCTGGTTTTCTACTATGTTCTCTACGCTGATCTATAACTAATTGTGCTACAGATTTACTAACTCTTTTAGGTTTACCTTTTGTTGCAAGTAAACACATTTCTGGATTACATCTAGTCCAATATCCTAATCCTGTAAACATTCCCATATTAGTTTTGTTTGATTTTGCCCAAGTAAATCCTACTGTCTTATAAGTGAATCCCCAAGCGTCAATAACTTTAAATGCTTTTTCTAATAATGGATCAGTAACCCACATTAATAATACACAATCTTTATCTGCTATTTCTTTAACAGGCATATTGCATATATCTTTTAGTGACATACAATCATAATGCTGAGTAGCATTTCTACCATCTCCTTTTTCACTTCTTGATTTAAAGTGCCAAGGCGGATCGGCATAGATTATATTATATTTTTTATTTGGTAATAATATCATTTAAACTTCACCTGACCCATCAATTCTGTCATGCATGCCAACAGATTAATCTCTTGGTCAGATACAAATGCAGCCTTGTATTGATAATCAGCAATGATAACAACAGCATGAGGAATAGTACTAGCGTCCAAATTAGAATATAAACTATCGTAAATACGTCTATATACACGCACAGGATCATTGTCTAAATTTTGTACAATCCATTTACGAACATTAGTAAACTCTTTATTTTTCAGAGATATCATTAGATCGTTGATATTAGATTCAGATAAATTTACCAACACTCCTGCATCAATTTTACCTGATGAAGAATACCTTTGTAATTCATTTAATACTCTACGCCAGTCTGGGAAGAACTTGTTCATAAGTTCTGCAACAGGTTTAGGTTCAAACTCTACATTTTCTTTATTCAAAATATCCTTTGCTCTATCAAAGAAATCTCTTGCAAGTTTAGGTTTCTGGTCATTTGGAATTATAAAATCAATAACACTACAACGAGAATGTAATGGTGGTATCAATCGGTTCTTATAATTACAAGTAAGAATAAATCCACAGTTCTTATGAAATTCTTCCATGAAACCACGCAGAGCTGGTTGAGTAGATTGTGCGTTAAGATAGTCTGCCTCATCTAAGATGATATACTTGCGTCCACCTTCGAGGGATACAGTAGATGCAAAGTTCTTAATTTTAGTTCTCAGGACATCAATACCAGATTCTTCTGAACCATTAATCATCATATATGTTGAACCAATTTCATCAAGCATAGCCTTAGCGACAGTAGTTTTACCTACGCCAGGCCCACCTGATAAAATTAGATTTGGTATATGTTTATTATTAACGAACTCAGAAAATGTGTCTTTTAAATCATCTGGTAGAATACAGTCGCTGATTTTTGTTGGGCGATATTGTTCCACCCATAAATATTTTTCCATTATATAGTGTACCTAAATTAAACAGTGTAAGTTGATTCGGGTTCAAGTGCAATCCAATATTCTATGTCAGTGCTTTTATTTGTATAGTGACTAATATTTTTAGCTGAAATCTCTACATCATAATTACCATCAAGAAGTTTCATATTTTCTACTTTAAAGTAGAAGTTAAACTCACCTTCACTTGTAGTATCAACATCAAGAGAATAATTATTAGCAGTATCATTCTTTTTATCTTTTACAGTAAGTGATGAACTAGAACCATCTTTTTCTAAAACCATATCAGGCGCACCAATTGCACCAGCTGCACGCTTTAGTCTAGATAAATCTTCACTACTCATAGTAAACTTCACTTCATTAGAAGGCATAGTAATCATTTTGTTAGGACTAGTTACAACAGATGGGTCAGAGTAAAAATACTTCATCTTGGTTGTAGGTTTGTTTTCTTCACTAATCATAACATAGTTATCACTGAAATCTAAAACAGGGCTTGTAAACAAAGACAATGCTCCTAGAAATTCATTCAAGTCATAGATTGCAATCTGTTGTGGAAATGTTTCTTCCACTTCAGCTTTAGCAACAATGTTTTTCATTGCAGACATTGTTGTTATTGTGTTTCCTTCCTTAATCACTAAATTTTGATTAATAGTCGAAAAGTTCTTCAATACAGAAGTTGTATAGTTACTTAGTTTCATTATTTAAATTCTCCAATTCATTGACGTATAATGCTATTATACCATAATGTATTACTTTTAGCAAGTCCTTTCTGTTCTTGCCATCTTTTTTTCCATAGCGTTGTGCATACTTGAGTATGTTCCCGATACAAAAACCTTCACCATGACCACCATCTATAATGAACTCTGTAGCTTGGAATTTATCCTTACTATAGTGTGCATCATAAGTGGAGTCAATATACTTCTTTAATTCATTTAAAGTAGCATCTTCATTATATTTGTACATCAATTGCTCCATCATCTTCGAGAGGTACATCTGTTTGACCATACTTAAATTCTTTACTAGCAATGTCATCAATCTGTTGCATCACATCTTCTGTAAAGTATTTTTCTGGATTGTTGTTAATTGTCTTACCAAACTGTGTAGTGCCATCTGGTAATTCAATACGAGTTGATACTTGTTTGAAGATACCATGTTTGATTGCAAGTTCAAGCAATCCATAATATCTGTCTAATCCTGTTTCATACGATAAACGAACATCAACCATTTTGTTCTCAATAGTCAATCTTGACTTATGGTTTTTACAATGAACAATATTACCGACAACCTCTGTACCATTTTTATCTTTTTTCTTAGATAAGAATATAATAGATGAAGCTGCATATTTCAATCCAGAACCACCACCCATTTCTTTAGTTGGAAACATAGAACCCATTGAGTCGTATGTATGATTAGTAACAACCATAGGAACTTTTGCTCTACCAAGTTTCAAAGTCAATACTCTAAATGCAGCTTTAAGAACTTGAGCTCTTGTCATATCTCTGGTTTCTTTACCATCAGAAGTATCTTCTACTTCTTTGGTGGTAGATAACATTCCTAGAGAGTCAAGACAAAGCATGATTGGTCGTCTGTCTGATTCTTTCTTTGCAAGATATGAGTCTAACACTTTGAGTGCTTGAGTTCTAAATTCTTGTACAGTTGTTACAGGAATGATAACCATTCTTGTAGGATCAATACCTCTATCGACTACCATTGATTTTGTAATTGCACTTTCAGATTCAAAGTATAAAACTCCTGCATCTGGATTTGCATCAAGAAAAGATTTACACATTCCCATCACGAAGAAAGTTTTACCTGTCGCTGACTCACCAGCTATTGCTGTAATCTTATTATCTGGTAATCCACCATAGATACTACCAGAAAGTAGTGCATTGAAAATATAACTTCCAGTGTCAATAAACGAATCACAATCTCCTGCTTCAACACCATCACTAACTAGTGATGCATATTCGTTGCCTGTTTGTTTAATTATGTCTTTTAAAAAATCACTCATTAAATTTTGTCCTCAAGTTCTTCAAATTTGTTTACATTCAAATTAGCAGATAAAGTTCTGCGTTCACCTTCTCCAAAGAATGGATTTACTGAATGTCTTAACCATGACGGAAACATAAGTAAAGTTCCAACTTCTGGTTTTACATATTCTTCAGTTGCTGGTCTTAACATATTAAAATCACGCATACCATGAGTACCCCAATTAAAATATGTAAATCCATCTATTGCACCACTTGAACCATTTAGTCCACCAAATTCTTCAGTAGGATTTGGAAGAGCTGCAATTTGGTCTGGTACTTTCAGATATAGAATACACGACAGTCCAATAGGTGTTTTAGTGCCATGATCGTGTAAAGGATTATAGTCGCCTTCATAACTATGTACTGTCCACATACTATCCATTTCTGTTTTATAACATTCATCTTTTCGCACATTACTCATGTAGGTATTGCCAAGAGTTTGAATTAAACCACCCAACAGTTCACCAACATCAGAATCTTCGTGGGGAAACTCTAATTGCTTTGATTTTTTGCCACGATTAATTTGACCAACTAAATTTTTGGAAAAATCTTTATCTTCTGGAATAAGTGTTTGTTCAATATGCTCATTGATATCATTAATTACAGCAATTGGAATATCCACTTTCATCATGTTAAATGCAAGTTGTGGTCGCATTACAATTCCTAAACTTGTACCTTGTTTTGCTGGTATAGGTGAGCCTGTAGTTTGTGGGTGAAACATATTGTCTATTGGAAGTTGATCTAATGTGCCATTCGTTTCGTGTTCTTCATAAACACTTCTATGACGCTGTGCAAAGTTTTTTCTATATCGTTTTGTTTTAGCTTCAAACAGAATATCTTCTTCTGACATTTCTGCTAGAGTCTTTTTGTTTGCACGTTTTACATGTTTGAAATCATTTTCGGTAGGTACAATGGTTTCCCATTCTTCTGGAGTACATGGTGGTATTATATATTGGCCGTCTTTGGATTTTTCAGCCACCGCACCATCTTTTAATTCTCCAGAATTTAAGTCATATATTTCTGCCATAATATTTAATAACCTTTATCAATTTGTTCCATCTATAGTAACACAGAAATGGGGCTGTTGTCAACCCCATTTCTGATTTTTTTACTTTACTTCAATGAGTCTTGGTTTCTTTTCCTCTGGAACAATTTGTTCCAAAGTAACAGTCAAAAGACCATTATCTAATGACGCACCATTCACTACAATATCATCAGCAAGTGTAAACTGACGATTAAACTTTCTATAAGAAATGCCACGATGAATTGTTCCATCATCTTCAGCATCACTTTCTTTTACAGAACGAATAGTTAGTTTGCCATCTGCAATTTCAACTTCTACATCATCTTTACTGAAGCCTGCTAAGGCAAGTTCAATTACATGAATGTAGTCATCTACTTTGCGAATGTTATAAGGTGGGTATCCTGTAGATTGTTTTTGTAAGCTCTCGAAGTCTTTTAATCGACTAAATTGCCTTTCAAAACCTACAGTGTAAGGACTGAGTGCAGCCACTTGATCTAAGAAACTCATACTAATATTTTTGCTTGTAACCATAATAGTTATCTCCTTTTAAATTTAAGCAAGATTATTGTGTGTGACCCTTTACGGCATCACCTATTATATATAAAGATTGTAACCATAGATTACAACCTTTTACATAATTATTTTGTAAGATCGAAAGTAATATTTTAAGCTTCTATATCTGGTTTCCATATAACAGCATTTTTTGTTTTTAAACGATTCGCAAATATTTTATATCTTGACTGTTCTTTTTTCCACTCAATTAACCATTTGTGGCCATCGCGTTCTGCATCTACGAATACTGCATTTGTTATAACTAAAGGCACAATCACAGATAGATGAATAATTATACTTGCTGTAGTGCTGTAATTCACTAACCCTAAATAAACTGAAGCAATAAACCCAAAAAATACACTCCAAATCATAAACAAAACTAGCATAAAGTAAGCTTGTAATTTTGGACAAGGAACATATTTTAATGGATTATATTTCACATTCATAACAACTCTCCACAACGATACGGAGAGCATTATCATTCTTTTAAAGAAATTTTGTTTTTTCATATTATCTCTTATTATCTCCTATTATGTTTATAGTACTTTAAAAATGACATTCTGATTTAACTGATTCATCTTCGACAATTTTTTCTGATTGTTCCTCGTCTAAAGGATTTATACCAGCATCAATTTTAGAATAAAGGTCTAAAAATGAATCTTTAGTATCTTCATCAAATCTGGAAACACACAATTCGATTGCTTTAGACTTGTCTTTAAAGATTGCATAAGCTTTCACAATGTGATCTAAACGGCGAGTTGAGATAAGTTCATCAACACCACCATCATAAAAAGTTTTGCGAATTACTTCTGCCCAAGTTACTAGATTGTCTGCAAAGTCTTCATCAACAGCACCATTCTTTTTCATAGAACCGACAATGATTTTCTTTTCTGTTGCAGCAGAAGCGTATGGTTGTTCAATAGTGATTGCAAATCTTTCAAGAAATGCTTCATTCAGAATGTTAGTTCCAATAAAGCGTCCATCTTCAGAACC